TACGCACTGCATATCGTCGGCAGCGTCAGAGGTGTATAAGGGACGGGTAAGAGGCCGGCGGGGGGTTATCCCCTGGGCTGCCTGGGGTTTGTTTTTCTTCCATTGGTTGTTTCGTTGTCGTTGTTTTGGTGTTTGTGCTGGTCGTGGAGTTTTGTGTTGTTTGTTCTGCTTGTGTTTGTGTTCGCGTGTGGTTGTGGTGTAGTCGTGCGCGCGCGTGTGTGTGTGTTGGTGTGTTGTTCGGACGCGTGTTCGATGGTGTGTGTCACGTGTTGTGTTGTGTGTGCTGGGTTGACGTGACCTCTGTGGTGTGGCGTATGGTGTGTGGTGTCAGCGATTCGGCCCCTGCTGTGGGGTGATCTTGAGAGGATGATTGATGTGCGTAAGGTGATGCGCGCTGCTGCTGGTGTGATGGTTGGTCTGGCTGCTTTTGGTGGTTGTGCGCCCGCGTATGCTGGCGAGTCTGATAGTCCTGCTGGTGGGTGGGTGCTGTCTGGTAGTGGTGCCCGTGTGGATGTGTCTGGTGTGCCGGGGTGTGTGTCTGAGGATCAGTCGGTGGGTCCTTGCTTCTGGGACGCTACTGGTTCTGGTGTTGGTGGGGGCCGGTCTTTCCTTGTTGGTGGTGACGGGTCCGTGTCCTATGTGGAGCGTGTCGCCATTGATGGGGCCAGTGCACCCACCACCTCGCCTTCTAGTGTCTCTACGGAGGGTGTGCACTCGACTGCGTCGAGCGCGGTTGTGGATGAGCCTGTAGATAACTCGACTTCTTCTAGTCGGGGCAAGGTTGTTGGTTCTGTGGATTCCGGTGTGCGCGACAACTATGACCGTGAGGTTGTGCTGGTGTGTGCTGTTGTGGTGCTGCTGGGGCTTGGTTCGTCTGTGTGGTGGTCGCGTCGCCGCTGATGTCTTCCTTGTGTGGGGCACCCCTGGGCTGCTGTGTGTGGCCTGGGGGTGTCTTGTGTTTTGGGGGCGTGTTGTTCGAATGTGTGTTCGATGATGTAGGTCACGCAGATTGATGCTTGATTCGGCTTGACCAACCCTGCGCAGGTGTGTGTATAGTGGAGCCATCAGCACGGGGTGGACAGCCCCACAAAGAAAGGATCACACAATGACCACCATCGCCCAGTACGCGGCCAGCAACGACATGCAGCCCTACGAGGTTGCCGCCTTCCTTAACCTTGGCCTCGGCTACAGCGACCAGGACGAACTCTCCGCTGAGGACATCGCCATGCTGTCTATTCCCACCGACATTACGGACCGGCTGGACGAGTGGGGAATTGACTACCTGTTTGACACTGATGGCGTTAGCGTCGGTGACTCCCACGTCGAGATGGACAATGATGACTATGTCGTCAAGACTGGTGATGACATTGTCGCTATCACCAGTGACACTGACAAGGCGGCGGCCCTGCTTGCTTTCCCGCTGGCCCGCCGCGCATGGACTCTCGGATACGCGGGCGACTTCGATGTCAACGTGCGTGGCGGCGAGATGGTGATGCGACTCTCCTACGGGAGTAGTGATGCCACTGTCTCGGCTGGTGTCGGTGAGGTTGATGCGTTCACTGTCGTGGCGCACGACTTGCTGCCCACCTCGGTTGTCATGGATGATCTAGAGGCTGTCCTCGCCTCGACTGAACTTGCCTACAGTGAGCCGCTTGAGGCGTGGCAGGCTCTCTGCGGGTCGGACGCCTTCGATAGGGATCGCTGGGAGAGCATTGTTGAGTTCTTCAATGAGGATGTGCGCTTCGAGCATGGCGACCGGTTCACTAAGGTAGAGTCCTACATCACTGATGGCATCGCCCTTGTTGAGGATGGCGACTCTAGTTCCCCGGTCCGTGTCATCGACGTTGAAACTATGTCGGACACGACGTTCTGGTCGGCGAGTGATGTGGCGGCCGCGGTCCTGTTCACGATCTCCTGAATGCTGTTAGCCCGGATGGTCGTAGCGGGGGTTCGACTCCCCTGCCGGGCACGAAACCACCACCCACATACTAGGAAGGGAAACTGCCATGTCTAACGTCGAGATGCTTCTGGTTGACGCGCTGGAGACTGCGGTCGAGGAACTGTCGATCAGCCTAGAGGCCAAGGGGTTCGACTTTGATGTTGAGGACTCTCCGAACACTAATCAGTACATGCTCATCCCCACTGATGACAGTCAGATCATCTATGTCACTGCCGAATTGTCCTGGGGTGATGAGCCCACCGTTTTCGTGGACGTCTATGACGTGGACGAGAACGGGGAGGAACAGTGGGATAACGGGGACATGGAGATTGAGGAGGCCATCTCTTACCTCACCAAGAAGTGACGGTGAGTGAACTATCGGCACCCAAATCTAGAGGAGAGGAACATGAGTACTATTGCCGATCGGATGGCCGCCGCATTTAAGGAAGTCACAGGCCTGTCATTCGTCCCTTCGGATGATCGGAGGATCAGCACTGAGCGTTTCATTGTCACCGCATACCGGAAGCCCGCATCTAGGCGACACACGTTCAAGGCCGAGCGGTTCATTATGGACAGTACTGGCCGCGTGATGGTGGCCGAATCGGAGGCCGATTGCACCAGTGTGAGAGCCATGGTGGGCGCGATGAGGGAGGCGGATCGGCGTGCACAGGTACTCCGCGGAGTGTCTGACAGACTCACGGAGAATGGCTGGACGATTGACCCCATGATCGACGGCTTAGGGTCGGGGATTACGGCTCATCGCAATGGTGTCGCAGTCATGATCCACAGTGACGGCAGGGCTGTATCCAGCAATCTCGTGGCGCAGATCTACGTTGGGGTTGCGGTCAGGGTCATCGAGAATGATGTGCTCTAGGCGGGATGGCGGCTCACTGTAATGACGGTGGGCGCCCACCTCACCTAGAGGGAGTGTGTAGCAGAAACGCGGACCGCCGCTGAATAATGCTTGCACATGTTAGTTGAGAACTACATAGAGATTTATGGCCATAGGTGGCAGGCACCGCACGCACGGCGCCGCCTCGCGTAGCCGACACAGTCTGCCCGCCTATGAGTCACCTAGACCGCCCTATTGTTTATTTCTACAACAAGAGGTTTGCCGTGTGATCCATTTTGGTCTAGGTGGCCCATAGGCGACCCGAAAGGTTCGGGGCCTAGAAAGGAGCAACCGTGTCTAAACAGCACGTAACGCTGGACGGGGTAAGCGAACCACTCTACTACACGTGGATTGGCGAGGCCCTGGCCCAGTCGGGCGCCCCTGCATTCTCGGCCAACTTGCAGTCCTGGGACTTGTTGGACGCCCTGTTTCCCGATAACCCTCATCTCTGGAATGCCGGTAAGTACCTCACCCGGTTCGGCCGCAAGGGAGATGCGAGCAAGCGCGTAGAGGACCTACGCAAGGCTATCGCCTACCTCGAGCGGGCCATCAAGGCGGAAGAGAACCATGCCAGCTAACGCACCGCTAGAGCACCGACTCGTCACGCACGCCGACATGCGTCGCATGCCCGACGGGGCCACCGTCTACAACGACCTACACGAGGCGTGGGTCAAGCACGGCCCATGGTGGCACCTGGACGACGGCGACACGCGCCTACTCGGCACAGAACTCAAGCGCCTATCAGCGTGGCTGTACGTGCTCGAGCCATTCACCCCTGACCGATACATCCGGCATCACTAACCCCACACGCGGAAGGAATACTCACCATGAACACGCACGTCAACGTCACGGACGTTGCAAACCAACTGGCCCGCATGTGGCCCCATGCGCGCATGCATGTGGCACCCACCCCAATGGGGTACACGGTAGTGCTTGGTGGTGCAGCAGCCGAGTTGACGCAGGATTGGTGGACTGTCCGTCGACCAGGGCAGCCCGATCGATTCTGGGGGTACGTCGAGTGCGATGAGGTCGTCATCGCCGACACGCTCGCTGAGGCGAACGCACACAACTTCCATGACCCGGTACGGATGCGCATCAAGGCGTTCGACCAGCGCCTCAAGGTTAGGCGTGTCGGCGACGTTTACAGTGTCACGACCGCAGAGTCCGAGGTGATCACGATCGCCCCGGTTGAAGGGAGGGTCGCGGTGACTGCGGGTGGCGTCACGCGCATGGTTGCGACGATGGGGCACGCGGTCATGGCGGTCGGGGCTCTGGTCGCCTCCACCTAGACCTCGGGTGTTGCTGCCCCCTGGATAGGGGGTTCCCAAGATAATAGGGGGTTCCCAGGAGAATAGGGGCCTCCCAGGAAAGGAAGACACATGGCAGAACAGACAACAGTCCACCAGGCGCTCACCAAGGTTATGGGGGATGTTCAGGCAGTCAGGAAGGACAGCAAGAACCAGGCGCAGAAGTTCAACTTCCGTGGGATCGATGCCGTAATGAACGCTGTCGGCCCGGCCCTGCGTAAGCATGGGGTGACCATCCTCCCGGAGGACGTTGAGGTGCATCGCAGCAATGGGACCACCGCCAACGGTAAGCAGACAGCCGAGGTGGTCATCAAGGTCACCTACCGCATCTACGGGCCATCCGGTGACAGCATCCACGGCAAGGTAGCAGCCGAGGCTATGGACTTCGGTGACAAGGCTGTGGCGAAGGCGATGAGTGTCGCCTACAGGACGTTCCTTCTTCAGGCGCTCACCATCCCCACTGATGAGCCGGACCCTGACGGTGAGTCCTTCGAGAGGGGGGTTCCCAACGGAATAGGGGGTTCCCAGGAGAATAGGGGTATCCCAGCGGAACAGGGGGTTCCCAAGCAGTCAGTGACGGAGCAGTGCGCAACCATCCTCGACGGGTTCTGCTCCACCCACCACCTTGACGGAAACAAGGTGCGCGAGGAGTACTTCGCAGCCGGCGGCAAGGCCAACCCGGACATGCTCAGGGCGTGGCTCCAGCACAACTACGGTGCAGGAAAGGTTCAGTGATGAGCAAGGAAGACGCGCTAAGGAGGGCTGCCGTTGCGGCGCACGTCGCCAAGGTGGCCTCCCAGGAGAAGAAGAGGGCACTAGCGGAACTCGAGGAGGTGATGGCTCCTGGCGACACCTCGAGACCAATGATTGACGGCCTACAGGTCGGGACTGTCAGTGTTAGTGCTCCCGCCCCGAAGTATCAGGTGGTGGATGAGAGAGCACTGGTGGCCTGGCTGGAGTGGAACAAGCCTGACGCCGTGCACAAGGTTCCCGCACCATGGTTCACTGCCGCTGCTGCACTTGATGGCTTCATCAAGCAGACTGGTGAGATCCCTGACGGCGTCGAGGTTGTTCAGGGTGATCCGCGTATCTCGGTCAGGATCTCTACTGCGCAGGCGGATGCTATCCAGGAGTTGATCGCCTCTGGGGACATTCGGATGATCGAGGTTGGGGGTGACTGATGGTGACCCCACGGGAAAGGAATGCGCGGCTGAGGCTTGCGGAGATAAGGGAGCGTTCAGAGAACTGGTGCAACCGTGGCCGGTATGAGGCTAAGGGGAAGTTGCCGTTCCCGGCGGAGGCTGATGTGGCTAACCTTCTCGCCAGAATCGACAGGATGCAGGCAGCCCTGGATGAGGAGCGAGCCATGAACGCGTCTCTACTGGAGACCCTAGTTGGCATGGAAAGCCCCCATGGCTAGGAAGGGGTCTCCCAGGAGAACAGGACCCTCCCAGGAAACAAGGAGGGTCGTGTACGAGAGGGACCAGTACCGGTGTGCCCGCTGCGGTAGGCACGCCGGGAACGGCCCCATGAGTATCCAGCACAGGAGGGCGCGCGGCATGGGCGGCAGTAAGTCGCCCAACACGAACAGCCCCAGTAACCTCATCCTCCTCTGTGGGGATGGGGTGCGGGGCTGTCATGGGCACATTGAACAGAACAGGAGCGAAGCGCGAAAGGCGGGATACAACATTCCGCAGTTCGTGGATAACCCTGAAGCGATCCCCGTCCAGTACTGGGACGGGAGAACATATTTACTCAAGGATGACGGGAGCAGAGAATGCTTGGGGTAAGTGAGGTGACCTACACTTACGCGACAGTCACATGCAATCACCATGGCTGCAATAATCGCATCAACCTTCAGCCTGGCCCTGAGGACTCATCTCGGGAACTTCGTGACCTCAAGACACTTAGGGGTCTTGGGGCACGCCAGGGGTGGCTGATTGACGACAGTGGCTATGACACGGAATGCCCATACCACAACCGAAAGGAAGAAAAATGAGCAACATGGCTGGTTTGGCTCACCGGGTTATTGAGCCATTCATTGAGGAAACGCTGAGCCCGTTCGAGGCAGTCGGCCACTGGCACAGGCAGCTAGGGCGAATCGCTCTCGCCATGCAAACAGCCAAGGATGAGTCGTACCTGGCGTCGACCGAATATCTTGATGAAGATCTGGAGTTCGAGCTAACCAGGATGGCCGAGGATGCTGCCCTACTGCTTCACTGGCTTGATGTTGATGATGCGGCAGGTGCCTTCCTGGACGAGTATGAGCGCGCCAGGGAGAAGCATCCTGGGATGACGCTGGACAGCGACAAGCACACTAATGAGTCGCGCTTCTATGCTCTGGCTGAGGAGGTTGGTGAGGTTGCGGCAGCACTTACCTACGACAACGCCTATTCAACTGGCCACAACTCCGACCTCATCTCTGAGGTCACCCAGGTGGGAGGGCTCGCTCTCGCATGGCTCATGGTATTCGAAAAGGATGACTAACCTACACACCTCCGAAGGAGAAGTAATCATGACCGCACTGCCGACTAGGGAACACGTGAGTGAAAGTAGTGGAATCGTAGGAGAGTTAGAGGAGTATCTTGACGCCGGATATTTCGCAAATACTATCCAGGGTGTTCATGCGCTCATTACCCATGCCGCCTTCCTTGAGAAGAAAGTGGCCGCCCTGAAAGCCACGATCGCCCGAATGCAGGAGGAGGGTGACGAGTCGTGATTGTAGCGCTTGTGGCAATCGTGCTTATCGCCGTCGCGTCACTCTCATATGGGGTCTACAAGGGCGGAGAGTGCGACTCTCTGCGCTTGGAGTTGGCGGTTGCGCGGCACCACACCAAGAAGTGGGCTGAAGCCTACTATGAAGCCATCAGTGACAAGAACAGCGATGGCGCGGACGCGTAGGAGCGCCAAGGCAGCCGGGGCGCGGTTTGAGAGAGTGGTCGCCGACTACCTCGCTGAGGAGTTGAATGACGACAGGATCGACCGCGCCCCGAAGGCTGGGGCCAAGGATAAGGGCGATGTGGCGAACGTGCGCATGGGTGACCACAAGATCGTCATCGAGTGCAAGGATGTGGCCCGCATGGACCTACCGAAGTGGACCCGCGAAGCCCAGGTAGAGGCGAGCAACGCTGGAGCCATCGCGGGTATCGTTGTTCACAAGCGTCACGGTGTCGCCAAACCTGACCAACAATGGTGTACGCTGACACTTGGAGACCTCACCAGACTCCTGAAAGGAAACAGATGAAAACCATCCCAGGCTACCTCACCAAGAACGAGGCAGCCGCACAGCTAGGGGTATCCCGCCAGACCCTCGATCGACACATCAAGAAGCGGGGCCTCTCCACCTATCAGTTCGTCGGATCTGCCGTGATCTACGTCCAGGAATCCGACGTGCAGGCCCTCCTGCACCCCACACGAAAGGAAAACTAACCATGGCATGCGACATCACCGTCGAAGGCAACCTCGGAGCCGACCCTGAGATCAAGTACACGCAGTCAGGGCAGCAGATCACCTCACTCCGCATCGCCGCCACCGCATCCCGCAAGACACAGGACGGAAAGTGGGAGGACGACGGCGAGCCCCTGTGGGTGACAGCCTCATTCTGGGGAGAGCAGCACGGCTACCTCGCCGACACCTTAAGGAAGGGTGACAAGGTCACCGTGACCGGCCTCCTCGTTCAGCGAGCCTGGGAGGGTAACGACGGCCAGCACCGCACCAGTCTTGAGGTCAAGTTTCCTCGCTTCCGCGGCGTCATCACCCGCCGTGGCGGCCATCAGCAGGCCTCATTCAACGCCCCTCAGGGCGGCCAGCAGGGCGATCCCTGGGCTAACGCGGGAGCCCCGTTCTGATGGACTGGGATATCATGTCAGGCACAGACAAGCGCGAGTTCCTCATATATGTTGCGGCTGCGATCGCCATGTCCGCCGCTGTGGTAGTCGTTGCTGTCGCCGTGGTTGCAGCCGTCGTGTACGCACCTTGGTACATTAAACCAATTGCCGTGGCGTTCTCTGTGACACTCGTGCTCGTGATTGCAAGCGCCTTCTATGGCGACTAATGCCTACCCTGAAGCGCAAGACGACGCACCCCCACTCTAGGGGGCAGGTCATCTGTGACGCCTGCTTCACAACGATCAGGCAAGGGCTCATGTACCGGAGGGACACCTGGAAGGATGGCACCTACCACTGGTCCCTCCGGTACTGCCCAGACTGTTGGCTCATTCTCGAAGAGGTAGAGTCCAGCATACACTCCGAATACGGTGGCCCAGATGCCGAGCACTACGAGCAATGGGCCGCCAGTAATACAGAAGTCAGCAGGGCTCAGGCGTGGATGATTCGCGCCTGGCCCAACTAGAAAGGACTTTCATGGTCAACATTACTCTCCATGGAGACAAGTGGGTTGCGAAGATCGTCTGTACCCAGTGCCGCGAGCGGCGCATCATCCAGTCACACCACCGCACCAAGCCCTGGGTTGCGGTCGAGTCCGTCGCCAAAACCTCAGCCAGAACACTCGGCTGGAAAGTCACCAACGAAACCGCCATCTGTGGAAAATGCAGGAGAAGCAAATGAGTGACGAGAATGACATCCACCTTAAGATAGTTGACGCCCGCTGCACGTGGCGCCCCTGCGCCCGCTACCTCGCGTGGCGCTGGAAGAAGAAAGGTTACAGAACCGCATACCAGCCCGTCACGCTTTGCAAAGCCCTAGTCGGCGCGGTAGACTTTGATCATTCCGGTGAGTGACTCCGCTGGATGTGGGATAGGTGAACGGCCCGGGGGATTGACCAAGATGTCTCCCCCGGGCCGTTGTCACACTCTGAACAGAAAGAAACCATGATGACCCCCCTTGATGAAGCAATCATCGAGAACGACCTTCTCCCTGAGGACCAGCGCGCAAGCAACGTAGAGCTCGCCGAACGGTTCAACACCTCCGAGGCGTCCGTCCGACGCCACCGCGCCAAACTGAAGCGCCGCGGCGCCCCCAACATGGGCAACGATGCCTTCTTCAGTGACGTACCCGTGGACGCTATCCTTCAGCGCGGGAAGACCATACGCCTCCCCGACGGGTCATACGAGAAGATCACATGGAAGCCCGGTGCCGTCGAGATGGCCGAGGCTAAGCGCCTGTCATACGAGGATCTGGACCCTGTTTTCCAGGAGCCGCTCCTGCCCCGACCTAACCCCTACAGCAATGTCTTGAACACGACTCCGGTCGTCTGCCTAGCCGACTTTCAGGTGGGCAAGGTGCAGAGCGGCGGCAGCACTGAGGACACCATCCGTCTCGTCCGGCGCGCCCTTCGAGACATTGCCGCCGACCTCACCGGCCCCGCCCCATACAAGCGCATCATCCTCGCTGATGTGGGCGACAGCACGGAGGGGTTCTGGAACGTGGCTAGTCAGGCCCAGACTAACGACCTGTCCCTCACTGATCAGATCCGCGTAGTGCAGCGCCTGTACGCCGAGGCTGTCCAGATGCTAGCGCCCCTGTGTGAGTCCATGTACTACGTTGCGGTCCCCTCCAACCACTGCGCCGTACGCACCGGAACCGGGAAGAACAGTCGCGCCAACGCACCGGACGACGACTTCGGGATCATGATCTCCCGCAACATTGAGGACATTATTGCGGGGCGCCCCGGCTTTGAGCATGTCACCTTCCACCGCCCAGAGAAGTGGGAGGAGGCCGTCACCGTGGACGCCGCCGACGGCACCCGCATCGGCTTCACACACGGCCATCTAGCAGGCACTCAGGCGAAGGTGCCAGGATGGTTCAGGGACCTAGCGTTCGGGCGCAGGAGCGGCCTCTACGACGCCAGAATCCTAGTTCACGGCCACTGGCACAACTTCGCCGTGAACCAAGTGGGCGATGCGCGCTGGATCATCTCCTGCCCCTCCGCAGATCGCGGCTCTGACTGGTGGACTAACATCTCCGGCGACTCCAGCAGGCCCGCTATCCTCACCTTCGAGGCCCGGGATGGGAATGCCTCATCCTGGGAACTCTACTCCTAACCCCACGCGCACAGAAAGAAAACATCATGCCCTCCTCTTACTACAGTGACCCGCATGACGCTCCAGACTACGACACCCCAGACACTCTCAGCCTCCTCATTGGTCGGTACGTCACCAACATTGAGGTCGGCACGTTCATCAACGACTACCTCTTTGACGAGTGCGAGAAGCGTCAGGCGCGACTCACGTTGGATGACGGGACTCAGCTCGTAGCTATCGGTCGCAGTGGAGGTTGCTCCTGTGGCCAAGGCGACTTCGAGTTCACCAAGGCGTCCTACCAGGGCTCCCCGACAGCACGAATCATGAACGCCATGGTGGAGATGGAGGGAGAAGACTGGTATGACGGCGATATCTCAGCCACAGGCTTCAAGGTGTTCGTGATCGTTGAAGACGAGAAGCTCCCTCTCCTCGAATTCAACGGGTACGAGGGGGACGGCTACTACGGGCGCGGATTCTGGCTGTCTGTATACCCCCCAGAGAAGTAGCACACACAAGCCCCTCCCTTGTAGTCAGGCGATTACAAGGGAGGGGCTTGTTGTCTACCGGGCCCTACACCACCCGATAAGGCAGCACGTCAGCCACACCAGACACCATGCAACCTACGGCACCCCTGGATATCCCCTGATCGTAGGCAGCCTTCGTCGGACAGATGTGCGCCCATACTGGCTTGCCAAGACTCAGAGCCTTAGACCACTGGGCGGTAGTCGCGTCCCACGGGAACCCAAGGTAGTCCCAGGACGCAGCCCACTTGGCTAGGCTCCCGTCATCAGCGTGCTGGGCGTACGCGTATCCCCAGCATCTCCAGCCCGCAGCCTTCCACTGAGAAGCAAGCCACGTAGCGTCACCAGCGCTCTTCCAGATGACCCGGCTCTTGGCGTCGTCCGGGAGAAGCTTGGCAAGGTCGGCCCACTGAGTGGCAGAGTACTTCGGGTCCAGCACAGTGATGTGCGATCGGCCATACGCCTCCAGATACTCCTCAATGCGGAGGATCTTCTCTCCGGCGGTCCGGTACTGCTGCACCTCGGCCCACGTCATCTGAGCAATGGGGGTGGTGGGCGCCGAGGGATCAACGCGCTTGAGGTTCTGATCGTGGGCCAGCACCCACACGCCGTCGCTGGTGCGCCCAGTGGACACCTCTAAGGCGCCCACCCCGTGCGCGACAGAGTTCGTGTAGGCGCGCATGCTCATCTCAGGCCATGAGGCAGAGCCGCCGCGGTGCGCGACGAGGAAGCCTTTCTGAGCGACCATAGCGTCGATGGAGGGGTAGCCGGAGGGCATGGCCCGCATCTGCGCCGGTATGTCCTGAGGGGCCTCGTGCACCCACACCTGAGCGGAGCCTTCTCCATGAACCTCCACGCCTCCCGTCTTGGCAGGGGGTTCGGCATTCGGGTCAGGGGTGTACTCGTGCACCTCGATCTTGTGGAACGTCACATCAGGGGAGCCGGCAGGCATCTGGAACTGCGGGGTCCATAACGGGTCCGGGGAGGTCGGGATGGTGAACCGGACCGCCTTCGCGACATTCGAGCCCGCCGGCAGGTCAAAGTCGCCGATACGGGACTGCCCAGTCTGCTTTGTCTCGTCCGCCTCCTTGAACTTGTTGTGGGCGATAGAAACCCTGGACGGGGAGGCCGCGGTGTAGGTGAACACCACCTCCCAGTTTCCCGACTTGACCGGCGTCGCCTGAGTAGCCCACGGCACGAAGATCCCACCGGGCGGGACCGTGAGGTCCGTCCCAGACTGCTTTCCGGTGTTCGTCCACCACTTCCCCGGCCACGTGAACACGGACGTCTCAGGCTCCGGCGGCTGGGTCGGGTAGATATTCGCGGCATGGATGAGGATGTCGTGCCCACCCTTGGCGGGGATCTCCAGTACAGGCACCCACTTGTCCCACTGAGACGGGGGGAGCTCGACGTCGATGCGGAGAGGCGCCCGCTTCCCTGCCGGGATGTCGATGAGGGTCGGCATCCTGGAAACGGCCTGACGCTTACCCGCATCGTCGTACCAGACGATGCTGATCGCCATGACGTTGACGCCGGACGTGTACGTGAGATCAATGGTGTACTTCCCGGCACCTCTAGGCTGGGCGCTGGTGTCCGTGGGACTGGCGGACGAGTTGGTGGG